CCCCGGTGACCCCCTGACCCCCTGAGCGCCGATCGGCGGAAGAACTGAACTCAGTAGTTCTTCCGCCGATTTGTTGGTTGGGGTTCGTGCCGCAGCACGCATAGCAGCGCGAATCAGCACAAAGAAAATCAGAATTTTTCGCCGGAAGAACGGAAGAACTCGACCCGCACGCTATTCTTCCGTCGGTTTGGGCTTGGGTGTTTTTCGAGCGGCAATGTCCCGGTGGTGTCCCAATAGACGAAAGAGTCGGTTGTGAACCTAGCGGACTGCGGTCCTGAATTATTTTGCGACGGAGTGCGAAAAGATGCTGCTAGGTGAATTGGTTTGCAATTGGTCAGCCAATTCAGCCAATTGGTCAGCCAATTCAGTGGACACCCCCAAACCAACATTTAGCGGCTATGTTCCGGAATGTTCCGGCTATGTTCCGGAATGTTCCGGTTATGTTCCGGTAGCGAGGGGAAGGAATCCTGACGCATGCAGAATCAGAGCAACGAGGCAATCATTGCGCTACTCGATGGTCGCTACCCGGCATTCGAGAAGTTCTGGCTGAACTGGCGTGATCCGGCAGACAATCTGCGTAAGCGGCTGGAGATGCGCCAGCGTGCGGTGACCGATGGTGGGTATCGGCGCGAATTGCTGCATCTATGTGAGGTGGATACGCTATTCTTCTTTTCAGCGTTCTGCTGGCTGTTTGAGCCTCGCCCCACGCCAAAGGTGCTCCCGTTCATCCCCTGGCCGCATCAGATCCCTGCGATTATCACGATGGATGAGAACTGGGGTTCGTCCGATGTTCTCTGGGACAAGAGCCGGGGCGAGGGTGCTACTTGGATGGTTCTCACCCGGATGCTCAAGGATTGGCTGTTCGTACCGCTGTTTGCTGGCGGGTTAGCTTCTCGGAACATTCAATCGGTCGATCGCAAGGATGACCCTGACTGTCTGATGTGGAAGCTCGACTGGCAGTTGGGTAACCTTCCCAAGTGGATGCAACCTCGAGCGCGTAGGGTGTTCGGTGACGAGCATCTGCTGGTCAACCAAGAGAACCTGGCGACCCTTGCTGGATACGCTGCTACCGAGGATCTGGGGACTGGGGGCCGTAAGAGTGTGTGGCTGTGGGATGAGATGAGCAAGTTCCCGGTCGGCAAGGATACCGACGCTCTGAACTCGACCGAACCGACAACCAACTGCCGGATGATGGTCAGCACACATAAGGGGACTCGGTGTGAGTATTACCGGATCATCCGACGCGAGAGCGATACCCCCAAGATCATCCTCGACTGGGCGGACAATCCCACTCGAAACAAGGGTCTATTCCGTTTGGCTAAGGGTTTACCCGTAGTGGTTGACTCTGATGTTTATGGACCGGTCCCTGCGGATCTGCTCGAGGATTGGGAGAAGATTTCCCAGGATCTGTGGGACAGGGGCTACGAGTGGAACGAGGAAAAGCTCCTGAGCCAGTGGTACATTGAGCGATGCTTGCGCGATGGGATGACCCCGCATGGTATGGCCCAGGAATATGACAGGAACCCGGAAGGTACGGAGCATCAGTTCTTCTCCGATGCCAGGGTACGGAAGATCAAGAGCCAAAGTGAATACACCCCATTCGGGAGATATGCGCTGGAAGTGGACGCTGATTTTCAGGGGAGGTTGATTGATAACCCCAAGGGACCATTGAGGTTGTGGTGTGAGCTAGATTACCGGGGTCGTCCAGCTATCAATAATCCCGTGGTATTTGGTTGTGACATCTCTCAGGGTACTGCGGGTGATATGAGCAGCAATTCGGTCTGTGCGATAATTGATAAGGTGACGGGCGAGCAGATTGGGGAGTACGTCACGAAGGAGGAGGATCCGGGCGAGTTTGGGGAAACGGTCATGGCGCTGGGTAATTTGTTCGAGAAACACGAACGCCGACCCTTTTTGAACTGGGAGCACGATGGAGCAGTTGGCAAGCGATTCTGGAAGAAGATCAACGAGATCCACTACGCCCACATCTTCATGCGATACAAGGAGGATCGGCGCGGGAGGCAGAAGAGCCGGCAGCCTGGAACCCTTAGCCAAACCTCGAAGGAAAATACGCTATCGGAACTCCGTACAGCGTACTACAAGGGTGATTTCGTTCTGCGCTCGTCCGAGGGGCACGAAGAACTTCTACGGTTCATCTACGACGAATCGGGCAATGTCATCCACTCGGACGAGAAAACGACCGAGGATCTGACAGCTCGCGGCAAATCCCACGGTGACCGCCCCATCGCCTACGCTGTTGCCTGGCTGGCCGTGCAAGATCGGCCCAATAAGCAAAAGAAGCAGGAAAAGGTGGCCCCCAAGGGTTCGGTCGCCTACCGCAGCAACCAGCGCAAGAAGAAGAAACCCAAGAGCCTGTGGGCATGATCGGGCGAATATGCGCCAGTATGCGCATATATGCGCGAATATGCGCCAGTAAATATAGGTAGTGACGGTTCGTCCCGCATTGGCTCGGACGAGGTGGGCGAGCTATGGGCGCAGCGGAGTCCCGTGACTACCCCCGTGACTACCCCCGTGACTACCTTCGTGACTACCCCCGCTACCGTCCCGCGAATCACTTCGACCACACCCCTCCCGAGTGGGTGTATCTATCTGAACACAGATGCACCGCATCGGTGTGTCATATTGACGACATAGGGTGATACCCCTATTCTTCTGGTTGAGAGCTACAGTTCTCCCTTCCTTTATGACCACCACCCCTGGACCCTCTCACTGTTCAGGGGTGGTGTTTTAAGATGCTTGACACCCAACAATCCAGAACTCGGTTCTTCAGGAGTCGCAACGACAGCCTGACCAAGTTGCGGACGTATCAAGACCATAGACGAGAGTTCATCCACCAGATGGTGGGGAAGTGGTGGGGTAAATCGAATTGGGGGATCGACTCGGAGAATCCGGTCAACCTGATCCTCAAAGCGTACCAAGTTTACTTGAGAATGTTGGTCGCCTCGGCGCCTCAAGTTCTCATTATGACCGATAAGGAGCAGTACAAAGCAATCGCCGCGGACGCTGAAGTGGTTCAGAACCGCGCGATAGAGAGATCGAACGTCGAGGATATGCTCAAGCGTTGGGTTGGCTCTGGCATGTTCGGTCTGGGAATTATGAAGACCGGGCTGCAGCAGGCTGGAATGGAGCAAGACCCCATGACCGGCGAGATGCTGCCGTACGGCGAGGTATTCAGCCAGAATATCAGCCTCGACGCATGGGTCCATGATATGTCGGCGCGATCGCTGGACATGGACGAATTGACATACATGGGGCACAGATTTGATATGCCCCTGGATCAGGCTCGAGAGAACACGACGTTCAAGAAGAAGATCCGCAACCAACTGGTCGAACGGTCAACAGCCAATTCGGGCCGGTCGGGTGCGCGCAAGGTTGAATCAATGGGTGCGTCCAACAAGTTGGATGTCATCCCAATGGTCGATCTCTGGGAGTATTACGTTCCGTCCGAGAACATGGTCTATGTCACGACCGACAAAGAAGAAGATGAGCCACTTGCTCAGTACGAATGGACCGGCCCGGAAGGTGGTCCCTACGATTTCATGTACTTCCTTGAGATCGAGGACAACTCCATGCCCCTGCCCCCAGCGGCTGGTTGGATGGATTTGCACCGGATCATTAACACGGTGTACAAGAAGGAAGCTGAAAACGCAAAGAACGCCAAGACCAATCTAGTCTACCAGGAAGGTGACGACGAGGATGCCCAGAAGGTAGTTGACGCGGACAACCTCGAGGCGATCGGGGTATCGAACCCGGATAGCATGAGGGACATGCACTTCAACGGTGTTCGACCGGAGAACCTGGCGTTCATCGTGCAGTCCCTGGATCTAGCGAACAACCAGATGGGGAATTTGGATCTCATGGCTGGGCTGGCCGCTCAGTCCCCCACCGCAAAGCAGGACAGCCTGCTAAACGCCAACGCTTCCGCACTCTCAAAGGAAATGGTCGATCGGGTCTACGCCAAAACCAAGAGCGTATTTGAGAAAAGGTGCTGGTATTACTGGCACGACCCCGTTCGGACGTACCAGGATGTGCGAACCCTGCCGAACACCAAGGATTACGTCAAGATTTCCCTGACCCCCGAGGACCGGGCTGGTCACTGGGAGATGTTCAACTTTGACATCGTACCGTACTCCATGCAGCACCGGAGTCCCGAGGAGCGGATAGCCGAGCTGGATGGGCTGATGATGCAAATGGCCCCCATGCTCGAGTTGATGATGCAAAGCGGGCTGATGTTTGATTTTGAGGCGTACCTGCAGCTTCGGGCCAAGTATCGCCGGATGCCAGAGATTTTGGACGTTATCAAACCGATGGAACAGCCCCGCGAGCAGCAGCAACCGATCGGGGAGCGGACGAAACAAGCACCTGTGACCCAGCGGAACTACGTCAGGGAGAACATATCTGGCGGTAGTACACCTGCGGCACAGACGAGCAATCAGGTTGAATCTCTTATGGGGATGATGTCGCAATGACCCTATCCTCCGAGACACAAGATCAGGTGAAGGATGGACTGAGAGCATTTCTCAATGCGAGTCCGGTAGAGGCACCGGAGGCGAAGATTCACGTTTCGCCACAGTATAGGCAGCAGTGGAGCAATTCATTGGGCGTGGGCCGGAAGCAGAGGAAGAGGTACGTGGAGTATTTGAAATCTCAAGGGTTGGGTCATACCCAAGTGGATTCGATGGGACGACCGCGGATTACGTCAGAGCGACATCGCCGGGCTGTTTCCAGGGTGCAGAACCACATCGGTATGGACTCCTACTACGACTGAAAGGGTGAACATGCCAGAAGAAACAGTATTGGGTAACATCCCAGAGGATTTGGCGGGCAAATTCAACGAAGATTCAACAGTAGATACCACCTACGGCGATGATAAAGTTCCCGTCGAAGGTGACGTTGGCGACGGCCAGCAACCCCCGGAAGATGCAAAACCTGCAGAAGATGCAGGGAAACCTGATTCCGATGAGAGCGACTGGTACTCACCAGAACTGGCCGCTCGAGCAGAGTTATATGGTTGGAGTGAAGAAGATGCGCGTCGATTGGGATCGGCGGCAGCATTGGAGGTCACCCTTGACCATTTTGGCTCGACAATAATGAATCAGACCGTCCAGCCGGTTCAGCAACCGGTTCTACCGGAGCAACCGGCTCCACCGGAGCAACCGCTGCAACAGGCACCTCCTGAGCCAGCACCCGCCCCGGTCCAAATGGAGGGTCCGATTCAACCGTTTGAAACCTCGTTTAGCGAGGAGGATCTCGGTAACGATGCGGTGGCCGCTGAATTTCAGAAGTTTGTCGATCACCAAAACCAGCAGGTGCAGATGCTAACGCAGCAACTATCTGCGATGTACAACGAACAAGCGGATCGTGAACACGAAGAGTTTGCCAGCCGCATGGATGCTATGTGCAACGCAGCGCCCGATCACTTGAAACCTTTGTTGGGCAACGGACGGATCTGGGATTTGAACCAGAACGGTCCTGAGTTCTCCAATCGCAACAAGTTGGGACAGACGTTTGTTCAGATGGAACAGCAGTTCTCTCAGAACGGACGAGATGTGGACGACAGTGTGTTGTTCGCGGAAACCTGCAGGTTGATGTTTCCTGACCTAGTTCAAAAGCAAGCAGAGCTTGAGAGCGGACAACAGAGAGCAAATCGGTTGCGTAATCAGAGCGGACAATTCGTTGCAAGAGCCACAGGTTTCGGTTCGGAATCGGGGGACGATTCTCTTGCGGATAACGAAGGTGTCCAGCGTATTGCCGAGCGAACTGGCGTTCCGATCAGGTAATGCTAATTTAATAAGGACATTTCAATATGGCCCGGTTACGAATTGAGGACATTATTGACCTCACGACCAGTACCCGTCCCAATGAGGGGCTGGGAAAGTTGAATGACCTTGCCTCCCGTCTGACGAGTTATGTGTTTACTCGAGCACTGCTTGAGCAGGACAAAATCACGTACGACGGTGGCACGAGCATCAAGAGTAACTTCTTGACCGATCACAACAACAGCGCCGCGATGGTGGGGCTGCATGAGGTGATTGAGCCGAACATCCCAGATGTTTTGCAGAAGTTTGACGTACCCTGGCGGCACCTCAACTCCCATTGGGGATACGAGCGGCGCGAGATCCTGGCTAACGCATCCGGCAAGACCCTCGCCAAGGTAGTTGACATTCTCGACACCCGGCGAATTCCTGCACGGATTGCGGAAGCAGAGTTGCTGGAGACTCAATGGTGGACACAGACTCCATCTGCGAGCGACAACAGCAACTTGTGGGGAATCCAATACTGGTTACCTTACGCCACCTCGGCGGCAGGTAGTTTCCAGATCACGGTTCCCTCTGGTTTTACCACGGTCGCTGGACTGGACCCGTCTGTTTATACCCGCTGGAAGGGTTACGGTGCCCAGTACATCAATGAGACTGAGGATGATCTCATTCACGAGATGAATCTCGCTGCCGATGAGACGAACTTCGTCCCACCGGTCGATATGGATGAGCATACTCGAGGTGTTGGCAAGAACCATCGCCTCTACCTCAACCTCACGACGAAAACCAACCTCGAGGAAGAGATGCGTCGTCGTAACGACCGTCACACCTCGCTGTCGGATTTCTCAAACGCCACCAGTTTCAGGAACTCGCCTCTGCGATACGTCCCGAAGCTGAACTCGGAAACTCAGAGTCCTGTTTACATGCTGAACATGGATCACATCTGGGTTGCTTGTCTCTCTGGAGACGAGATGTATGAGCATGAACCGATGAACGATGTTAGGCAGCCGAATACCTACATCGTCCACCGAGATGCCACGTTGAACGCTGTGATGACCAGTCGTCGTCACCAAGCGGTCATCAACAAAGCTGCGTAACCCCTTGATTTTGTTTTGACTACACCCACGTTTTTTATAAGGACATAGTTATGTCTAAAGCATATGTAGGTGGAACCGCCTCAGTAGATGGTGGTGGCGCCGGCAGGGGGTTGAGTCCCAAAATCTGGGGCAACAAGTCTCTGTATCTCGACCCTAATCCCGAGAACGGGATTTTCGTTATGGACAACTTCCACAACTTCCAAATCCACAACGGCGCGACGGTTGATTTTGTGACCAGTGCCGGAGCGTACCAGGGTTACGTTGACTCTGGTTGCACAATCGCCCAAGTTGACGGCGATGAGGATGCTCATGGTGTTGTTCGTTTGGCAACCGATACCACTGACGATGATGAGTGTGCGTTGCGTTTTGGTGGAGACACCACGACGCTGGGTATGTTCAGTGATGCGGCGGCAGAGAAAGCATTTACGTGCTTTGAGTGTCGCGTCAAAACGAACTCCATCACTGACGGTGTGGCTGGCATGTTGATTGGTATGGTTGAAGGTGGACTGAACGGTGATGCTGCCGATCAGTATTCCAATGCCACTGCCGATCTGGCCGACATCGATTTCATCGGATTCCACTTTGATGAGGATGATTGCGACAACTTCGACACGGTTCACAACCTGAACGGTGGCGGTGGAATGACCACGGTGAAAGCGGATGCGGCGATTGACACTTCGTCGGTCGCAACGTCGCTTGTCGCCGCAACGTGGTACAAGTTTGGGTTTGTTTACGACCCGAGTCACGTTGATGGTCCGAAGTTCCGGTACGTGTTCAACAACACTTACCTGCCGGATGAGGTCACAGCGACCACGTTCGTTGGGACGTTCCCCGATGCCCAGCATCTGACCCCAGTCTGGGCACTCAGAAACGATTCCGGTGGTGCTGCGAAGCAGTTGGACATCGACTGGTGGGCGTTTGGACAGTATTTGGTGTAGCGATCTGCACCGCGATTCACCCTTGGGGCCGGGGAGTAGGTTGGGGGCGCGTCTCCTCCTGCTCCCTCCCCAAGGGACGTTTGTGAGGGTTTTATTCAAGGGAGAAACCATTGAACATGCGACATGAGGCAACGTATCGGACCCTGCTGGGTCTGCCCGAGAGCGTGGCGTTACCGCCGCGGTTGGTGGAGATTCATCAGCAGTTCGAGGCTAACCTGAAAGCGGTTCAGACGGGCGGTTCGGTTATGAGTAATGACTGCGTGCATTTGTTGGATCGGTTCCTGGCCGAGAAGAAATCTAACGCCAATGCTGGGCACCGTCCGATCTTCGACCCAAAAGAGGTAGCAAAGCCTCGACCGGAGCCGGCTGCGATAGCCGCGATTAAGAAGTGGAGTGAGAAGGTAGATCCGGGCACACAGGTGCGTGTTAAGTGGAACGGGAAATCCCAACTGGGGATCTTCCTGAAGGTTTCGCGCGGCAAGTTGTGTGTTGAACTACCGGATGACGACAAAGCGTTTCGGATGTTCGACTCTTCCGATGTGAAGATTGTCGAACAGTTATCCAAACGGGATCTTCAAACCACGGTATCCTAAGTGGCTGAATCTACGCTCACTCAGACGTTTTACTCAATCCGCAGGGACATTGGTCTGTTCTTGCAGTACGGGCGTAGCTACCACGAAGGTACGATCACCACAAGTGGCTCGAATGTTACGGTAGCAGGGGCAACCAACCCTATCCCGGCTGGAATATCTACCTCTTGGACTCTGAGGGTGGGCGGATCGACGTACCCGATTGCCTCTCGCACCAGCGATACGGTGTTTGCGGTGACGGGTACACCATCTATTTCTACTGCCACGGACTATGAAATCTATCCGTGGGACACTCAGCAGATTGGTGACATTGGTGACTGCTTGCGGGACGGATACCAGAATTTCCTGGTCCCCCCAGTAATCGACCCTAATAGGGGCGTCTACCAGTGGAAGTGGCTCAGGCCAATCCAGAGCATGGTGGTCTGGCCGGATACCACGTTCACTGCTGTTGGGGATCCAGACGGTGGTACTACTCTGACCGCCACCGCAGCCAGTACGGATTTCACGACCGGCGTTACGATGGTGGACAAGACCATCACGTTTACCACCAGCGGTAACACTTACACCGTTGCTAGTGTGACCAGCGCAACTGTGCTGGTCACGACCACTTCGATGAGTGGAGAAACGTCGGGCGATACGTTTTCTATCGCATCGGACAGCGACTACAACATGCCCGATGATTTTGGTGGGATCGACGGGGAGATGTACTACGACGACAACTCCTCCTACCGTCCCGAGTTAGAGCAGCGCAACCCGCAGCAGATTCTTGACCGGCGCCAAGCGGTGAGCGTAACGACCGGCTCACCGAGACTGTTTGCAATTCACCCGCGGACGTTCTCTGGAGCGACCGGCCAGCGTTACGAGATAATGCTGTGGCCCGAACCGGACTCCAGTTACACGCTCCTGTGGCGTGGAATGGCAAACCCGGACATTCTCACAGCGATCAATAAGTACGGCCTGGGCGGTATGCCACACTCCCAGACCCTCAAGGAAAGTTGCCTCGCTGCTGCCGAACTGAGATTGAACGACGAGATGGGCGTTCATCAGCAAGCGTTCATGCGGTCCTTGCAGACATCCATCAGCTTCGACAGGAAATCATTGGGCGCAGAATCAGTAGGTAAGAACTTAGTAGCCAACAAGGGAGACTACGGTAGTTCGCACGCCGACGACGCATTGGTGAAATACGGAGGTGTTTTGTACACCGGCTAATATAAAGGAATAGAACATTGAAGGGTAAACCCAATCCTTACAACATTACACAAGCGATCCAGAACCCGGACGACCATCAACCGTCTGCCAACACGGCTGCTGTGGTGACTCTGGCCGCGGACTCTAAGCAGTGCCACGTAATCACCAGCATCACGTTCGGGTACAACGCTACCCCCACGAGTGGCTCGGTGGTGGTGACTGCTGGAGGTACAACCATTTTCTCTGTGCCGGTGGCTGCTGCTGGTGCGGGCCAGATCCACTTCCCGTACGGTCTACACAACGACTCTGCGTTGAATGAAGCGGTGGTCGTTACCCTCGCTGCAGCCGGTGCCTCGGTAACGGGGAGAATCAACACAACATCATGCTAGGTTTTGCACCCAGTAACCTGCAAGCGACGAGCGGCATGAACGCGATGGGCGGAACCGTGCCGGTTCCGTACGATCTGCTGGATGAGTTCATTACCGCAGATGCATCGCCCGTAACGAGTCCGCGCACAGCGGAGCCTGATCCGGGTACGTTGACGCTGGTTGTAACTGACGGCACGTTTGCAATCGCCGGCGCTGATCTTGATTTCACCGCTCAGTCGACACCAGTGTGGGGCGATCACGGGTTCCATGCTGGCGCTGTTACCAGGGTTGTTGGTACGTTGTTGATGAT